TAAGCTGGATATTGACGGGATGACATTCGTTGTGTCTCAGCAAATCGACCGGAAAACTCGTCAGATCTTAGATGAGAAGATGGTGCCTCTGCCGGGTATCAATATTCCTTTTGTGCCACTTACGGAAGAGAACAGTGCGGATGCTATGCACCGTTTCCCGCCGGTCCCGGTCAATGTGCCTGAGAACGATCCGGGTATCTTGGCGGAGGCCTTTCCCGAGGTCGTCGAGGATCGATATTTCAACGTCCGTATGAAGCCTAACCGGGCTATCATTCAGGATCTCTTGGATGTCGAGGTCGAGAACGACAACGGTGACTGGGTGCCTCTGGTGCCGGCGCCCTTTGCCTCATATTTGTGGCTTAACCGCTGCTTGTGTGGCAAGTTCCGTCTTGGTATCATGCGCTACCAAGAGCACTACGCCTACGCTCATATTCTAGGAATGGACGAGATGTGACACATGTAAAACACCCAAATTTAGAATCGGATAAGGGGTTAAGGACGCGAATAAACGTACCTTTATCCATGTGCGTCATACACCAGGTTAACGCTGATAACACCGAAGGCGCTCTTGCAAATTTTGTGATTGGCGGAGTATCCGTCTGTGTGGACCACCTAAAGTCAATTACAGCTTTGCTTGTAGACCGTGAGGACTTCTGGATTGACGACGCAGTAGACGCTGTCCTTGCGGAATCGATGGAAGAGTAATGACACGCGATCGCGGAGCACAGCCTGAGAGGGTTGTACACGACGACCAGACGGTAGCCAAGGTGTATTTTGCTTTAGCTTCCGCTGGGATAACCGGTCAGCTCGCTATTGACGCGGTTAACCAAATGCAAAACCAGGGGATCTTATTTAGGGAGCGTGACGAGCGCCCTGAGAAAGCCCCGCAAGGATTAACGGAGAAGAATTGATGGTTAACAAACGCGCTATTATCCTGACAGACGCCGAGAACCTCATCAACGGCGATCGTGCGCAGTCTTACGGTCCGCCTCAGGCGAGCTTCAGCCGCATTGCCAAGCTTTGGGCGGCAATGGGCTTCACTGTCAAAGTGGAGGCTCACGATATGGATGTCGTGTATCGTGAGCCAAACGCTACTGATGTGGCACTCGCGCTTATTCAGCTCAAGGCGGCACGTCTGACGGCTTCCCCCGACCACGAGGACAGCTGGGTAGATATTGCCGGCTATGCGGGATTAGGTGGTGAGATTGCGCTGGGTGGGTTATTGCTAGACGAGGAAAAGACTGATCCTACCGTAAGGCATGGGGTAAGTCTTTTGTACACCCCAACTAGAAACAAGAACGTTGTCAATTGCTCTTTGTGTTTCGAGAAGGTTTTCCGAGGTGAAATGGAGAATCACGCAGATGCACATCAGGTAACGGTTTTTGAGGTGGCGCTGTAGGCTCGCAAAAATTACATGGGTTATAATGACACCCCTACGAAAGGATAAACTCATGTTTGCATCCATCATCGCAACCCTCCTCACCCCTGCTCCGCGCAAGGTCGCTCCCGCGAACGACGAAATGATTCGTTGCTCCTCGGCTACCTGCTCGCTGTGCAATGGGATGAAGAAGGAAGGCGACTTTGAATTCAGCCACTTCATTCTCCAGTACTAAGTCACACAAAAACCAACAGACCCTAACACGGTCTTAGGTTTTTTACTTTTCGTAGGGGTAACTCGTCTGAGCGAGTATAAATAGTTTCTTAGGCTCAGAGCGGGTGGTCTGACAAGGGTAGAGGCGAACAAGCCATACTTACAGCTAAGGGAAGATTGATCCATATACCCATCTTCCACCACCGTGAAAAACTTGCTGCGTCATACACTTCTTGGAATAGAGAAGATACAAAGTCCCTGACAACGCTGTTTCCCTGTATACGCGCTTAAACATTAAGGTGCACTTATGAAGCTGTCTTACCGGCATCATATTTAAGCATGCGCGTCAGGTTTTAATCACCATCATCTGACAGGTTATTTATTAACCTTTACCCGTCCTAGGCACGACACTAAACTGCCTGTCAACCCCTCATAGCTCAGCCGGTTAGAGCAGCGGACTCATAATCCGTCGGTCCTCGGTTCAAGTCCGAGTGAGGGGACGCTTGTTGGTAGGCAAGACGGGGCTGGTCCGACACACGGGTATCACCCATATCTGACGATGGTGGCGGAGGGTGATATTAAACGACCGCCGATTCTGAAAAGGCGCCCGTTCTCGCAATAAATACACGGGGTATAATGACACCAACGAAAGGAACATCATGCCCCGTTTCTTCTGGAACCTCGAAGCTTTTACCACAGTCCTCGACCGCAGTCAGCAATTCAACAACGAATTCGCCACGATTCGCGCCACGATTGAAAGTCGTCCGATCCTCATCGCCACTCCCGGCGAGCTGATCCGGATGACGATCATCCTGCGCGAACTCAAGCGACTTCACAAAGAAATGGCTGCGATCGCCGACCAGTTTGAGCGCGAGCTCTAAGAACCAGCATAACCCTAATCACTGTCAACAAACCAACAGCCCCTAACACGGGCTTAGGTTTTTGCTTCTTGGAGAAATACTCCAAGTAAGAGAAAGGAAACCCATGTGGTTTTTGTTCTCTAGGGGCTACAACGACGAGACATATGGGTACGTTTACCATTATCTCTGGGTTGGGGTCCAACTCCCGCGCATTCACAGGTATAGGAAGTGGATTCCTATATTCTTGTACAAGCGGCGAGTGTACTGAGTACCACGTCCGAAATGACGTTAAACTAAAGATAGCAGTAAGCCCCTATAGCTCAGTTGGTAGAGCAGCGGACTTTTAATCCGCGGGTCCTCGGTTCGAGTCCGAGTGGGGGTACGCAACACGAGGGGCTTTCTATATTCAAGGTATAACCAAACGTCGGGTTGACCCTTGAACGGATAGACATAAGGTTCGAGTCCTTGAGCTCCACAGATCCGGCTAGCCCCGGTAAGGGCTTTTCACGACAAGGCACCGATGCCGGATGTAGGGTGCACGGCCAGCTACCCACCTGTTACCGCAGAGAGCTGGATTTTATCGTAGGAGTGAGCCTTTGGCTTTTATCCTACATATCCTGACGAGTTTCCCCCAATCTGCGTCAGGGCTCCTGGGCATGAGTTTAAAAGGCCCGCCTATCATATTCACACAACCACCGTCAAAGGGGATGTAATGCTGTTGTTTGATCGGCTTGAAGATGCAGAAGACGTAGTGTCAGAGTGCGTATTCTGCAAGAAGCCCAAGTTTATTGTCCACACCATCAACAACGCCGTCCGTCAGATTGAATACGGTGTTGACCGGTGCGTCAAGAAGTTGTGCGACGAGCACTGCAAGTGGGATCACACCGGCAAGGCTTACACGCTCGACTGGGGCGACGAGGATCATGTGGACATGGTTAGTTAGCAACAGGCACCTCTAGCCCAACGGTAGAGGCAATAGGTTTAGGTCCTATACAGTGTGGGTTCGAATCCCACGGGGTGTACGCTTGTGGTAGCAAGACAGGTTTAGTCCAACCTCCGTCCAAAAGAGACGGTAAGCATTTTCTATCTACCAATAGATCTTGCGAAATATGGCTACACAATAGTGCAATAATTACGGAAGCAACGTTCCTCGGGGTTTAGAGTGAAACAAAGCTAGAGTACGTAGTATTGTCCGGTTATATTTAGACAAAATTCCCTTTGTCAATTAAATCAATCCGGCGGGTAGGCCACGATACGGTCTACGCTCCCTTAGCCCAATGGCAGAGGCAACGGACTTAAAATCCGTTCAGTGTGGGTTCGAGTCCCACAGGGAGTACGCAGGTACGGATGCATATTTTATAAAAGGGTAACACCCACCGTACAACCCGCAAGATAAGCTGAAACTCGTATCGACAAACACGTGTGAGTCTCGAATGTTTCTGAGCGGATGTTCCAGAGAACAACAGCACAAACACTCTGGGGTAACTCTAGTGGTTTAACGCGGTAAAACGGCAGTAGAAATGTTGACACTGATGCGGGTTCAAATCCCGCCTAGAGTACGGATAGACAAGGGGTAAAAACAGGCGACGGCCTGCGCCGGGACGTTTGATGCGTTCTGAACCGGCGACCTTTAACGACAAAAGTTGCCATACCCTTATAGCGCCTTGTCTATCTCATTATTTGGGCCTCGTGGTAAGCCCAAACCTGAGCGGAATACGCAGGGAAGAAATAAGCCACGGCCGAACCGGAGGTACATTGGTAGCCAGTCCCGGAGTAAGCGACTGGTGAATAGTATATGTGACCTGGGCATGTCCTAAAACTGCCCGCTTAAACTTTATGAAAGGAGTTTATGATGGAAAAGAGAGATTACCTCAAAGAGCTCAAAGAAGAGCTTGACGCTCTGATAGAAGACCAAAGAGAGTTCCCAACCGATTACAAAGATCGGCGTATCATGGAACTGACAAACCGCCTATCCAACTATGGCCCTAGAAAGGTTAACAATGCTGATATCACATCCTGACGTTGAGGAAGTTAACGACCTCATCACGCAAACTTACGAGGAGCCTGAGAACCCTGCTGAGCACCGCGCTCACATTGTCAACCCTCCTAAGAACCTCCATATTTGGCAGGAAGGTATGACGGCCAAGGAGATGGTCGACATTGCTCGGAATGCCGGCTATGAGTTAACAGCTCTTTGCGGCTATACGTGGGTTCCTAAATTCAATCCGGAAAATCTTGACGCTTGTGGTGTCTGCATTGAGATTGCCGGACAGCTCATGCGAGAGATGGGCGAATAAACACGCCATTTGGTTTTTGCCTCTTGTATCACTTTCTGGAAGGAGAAAAAGATAATGGCTACTATTACGATTAAAGAACCCGAGGGTCCATATTCGGCCACAATAGACACAGGTGTTATGGACGTGGTCTTAAAGCAAACCTTTATCGGAGTTACTTTTGTGACCGAGGAGGGTAAGGAACTCCACGTGTCTATGCGAGACGGAGGTTACGAAATTTATTGCCCTGAGGACACCTATCTTAATGTCCGAAGAAAAGCCTAACGTCCCTTGGGATAGTCGGTGGAGACGTATACCGGCATTTCCTGGTTATTACATAAGTCAGTATGGCGATGTCTTTAACATGAATCGTAAGGCTTTGGTAAAGCCATATCGTAACTCGCGTGGTAGCCGCTGTATACGTATTTACAGGAAAGACGCTCAAGGGTGGACTGGTTACAGCCGTTTGGTAGCTAAGCTGCTGCGAGAGATATTTCCAAGAGAGGCGACGATGACTGATTTAGCACCAATGACCCTTGGCGATGAGGTGCAGGCCATGCGGGCAAGGCTTGAGGCCTCTCCGGACGGTGAGTACCATATTCCGGGCGTCAAGTTCTCAGACCGCAATCCGACCGTTGCAAATCTGCATGCACTGATGAGTCGCCTCAGTTTCTATTTCCCCGAGTATGTCTGGATCACAGCAGACTCGTGGAGGCCCGAAGAAACTGGTATTACTGTGCGATGGCGTCGTAAGACTAAGCCGATTACAGACAACGTTAAAATTAAGGAGATAAACAGATGAGTTTTATAGAGTTTGACCCGGACGATAAGATTAAACAAGACGCTGCTGCCGCTACTGCTTATCTAATATTTGAGCGCTCAAGAGCTGCAATGATCCGCCTTTTGGGTGCTCAGGAAGACTACCTTGAGCGGATAGTGTCGGCGCTAGGTATTTCGGTAGAGGAATTTGTTGAAAACTACGATGTCGAATACAAAAATATCCAGACCGAATACGACACGCTTGCTAACACCGTGACCCTTCGTTTTAGCCAGGAATTCCGAGTTGTGCCTAAGGAGAAAAAGTGATGTTCACCAAGAGTATCTATGCTTACACCGACATGCTGCAGCGAATTGGGCTAAACCCAAAAGAGCTTGGCGCTGTCATGCTACCTGTCGAGCCATTTGACATATTTGGCGAGGGACGTGACCAGCTTCTCGATGTGGAGGATCTGTACGTCTCTGAGGACCCTGAGCTGTGGTGGGTTAATGGCGATGTGAGTGACAAGGCGCATATTACGCTGCGCTATGGCCTACTGACGCCTGCTTACGAGCAGAAAGAGAATGTCGACGAGTTACTTGCCGATTGGGACATGCCAGAGTACTTTGTCCCTGAGCGTATTACGTTCTTTCCCTCTAACGTGCCGTCCGACCCTAACTACGCCGCAATCGTGGTGGAGATCGACGATCCACATCTCGAGGAGGCCCACGCTCGGCTGTCATATTTGCCGCATGTCAACACCTTTCCTAAATACCGCTCTCACATGACGATTGCCTATGTGCGGTTGGCTGCAGCTCAAAGGTGGATGGATGTGCTGTCTGACGCGCAGTTCCATATTTATGTTAAAGAGGGTGGACTGGACTATGGGGAAAAGAAGTGAGGATCGAGGTCGGTGAAGAATCAGCTGCTAAAGAATCATTTAGACGTGTGATTAATCACTTAACGGAAGCCGACAAACAACATGGCATATTTGACCCTGAGAACAAATTAGGTCATGATCTTGCAAGGTTGGAAAAGATGATTGACCAACTTGAAGAGGTTGAAAGGGCGAAAAAGTGAGCACTATAGTAACGAGAGACACTGTATTCCAACATCTTTACTCGAGAACCCACAAACACAAGTTTCGCTTAGTAAAGGGGATTTACAAACGCCGTGAGGGTAAGTTCTTAGATTTTAGGTGTATCACTTGTGGTCATCAGCACCTGTATGATCGAGATCTTTTCTACGATAACCTTTACCGTGGTTTCTTTGCTCGTCGTTGGCAGATGATTAAGCATCCTATTTTTGGTCGTGGTGGTAAAAGACCCCTTAAGGAGTTTGCATGAAAGTTTCTGAGTTAATTTTGAAGCTGAAAGAGTTAAATCAAGATTTTGATATAGTTTTGGTTTCAGACCGGGGTCTTGACGAGCCAAGTATATCAGGTCCTTATAAAGATAATCCTAACGAGTACTGGATGGGCTGACATGAAAGTCTCTGAACTAATAAACCAGCTAAAAGAGCTGCCTGGTGACGCCATTGTAATGGACTACAGTGATGGCGATGGTAACGAAGTGCTGCACGTTAAGTACGACGCGCCTAGTCAGACTGTCTGGATGTCAGGCGATATTCCGTTGTCGGGGGCAGAGCTCCAGATGTCCACGGAAAAGCACCTAGCCGCCATTCTAACGGCTTGGAACACTACAGACGGGTATAAGATATATCCTGAGCTTCACGACGCTCTACGGGCCGCTGAGCTGGACTTTGATGGGGTCGAGTTTGAGGGAGATAAAATTGCCTAGGGTTCTTAATATATCGGAGTTAAGGAAAAAACCTTGGCCTGAAAACGCTGTCTACATAGGTCGTTCTAGGAGAGGTAGCAACTGGGGTAACCCTTTTGTTATGCGTAGTGAGAAAGACCGATTAAAAGTAATTAACCAATACCGTGATTTCTTGTTGTCTAAACCGGATCTTATTGAAAAAGCTCAAAAAGAACTTAGAGGTAAAGATCTAGTATGTTACTGTGCACCTAAGTTTTGTCACGGAGACATTTTGTTAGAAATAGCTAATGGCTAATGTCGAGTTAGCACCGCACCAAATCGAAGCAATTGGTAAGATGCACAATGGTTGTATTCTGAAAGGAGGTGTTGGCAGTGGGAAGACGAGAACAGCCCTGGCCTATTTCTACACCAAAGAAGCAAGGGGAACGCTCCGTATTAACGGTCGGGGTGATACGACAGAGCCAGCTACACCAAAGGATATCTACGTCATCACAACTGCCAAGAAACGTGACAGTAGAGATTGGGAGGCAGAAGCCCTTCCGTTCGTTCTGGCTACAAGTCCAGGGACCAGTGTCGGAGGCATTAAATTTACGGTTGACTCCTGGAACAATGTTCAAAATTACACGGAGGTAAAGGATGCCTTCTTCATATTTGATGAACAGCGATTGGTTGGAAGTGGTGCATGGGTTAAAGCCTTTCTCAAGCTTGCAAAACACAATCGGTGGATCATGCTGTCGGCGACCCCTGGGGACAATTGGATGGACTATATTCCCGTCCTTGTGGCCCGTGGTTTCTATAAAAACCGTACGGAGTTCATTCGGCGTCACGTTGTATATTCAACGTTCACGCAGTTCCCTAAGGTGGATCGCTATGTGGAAACCCGCCATCTGGAAGCTCTACGGCGCCGAATGGTTGTCGATATGGAGTTTGCTCGACACACTACTAGGCACATACGTTCCGTTAGTGTGTCGCATTCTGAAGAGAATTTCAATCGAGTCTGGAAAGACCGATGGCATATATTCGAAGAAAGGCCGATTCGTGATGTCGGCGAGCTATATCGTGTGGCTCGCCGAGTGGTCAACTCTGATCCGGATCGAGTGGCTGCTGTTATGCAAACGCTTGAGAAACACCCACGACTTATTGTGTTCTACAATTTCGATTACGAGTTGGAGATACTCAGGGTCATTGGCAGTACCCTCGGAATACCAACCGCCGAGTGGAACGGTCACAAACATAACGATCTACCAGAAACCGACAAGTGGCTCTACCTCGTACAATACACAGCCGGCAATGAGGGATGGAATTGCACTACGACAGACGCCATACTCTTCTATTCGCTAAACTATAGCTACAAGATCTTTGAGCAGTGCATGGGTCGGATCGATCGTATGAACACACCATATTTTGATCTGAACTATTATGTACTGCGGTCTGATACGCCTATTGACAGGAGCATCTGGAAAGCCATTGTGACTAAGAAGAACTTCAATGAAAGGAGTCTGGTGCCGGTATGGGAGCAGTTACCTCAGGCCGCTTAGTTGAATACGAGTGGCGAGAGGTTCCGGGTTTCCCGGAATATGAGGTAACAAGTCTGGGTCACATTCGTCGAAAGAAGAATAAAGTAGCCCATGCGACTCATTTTACGGGCACTACGGAGACTGTACAGCTCACTAAGGACGGCAAAAGATACCACAGAACGCTCACTTCTATAGTAAAAGCGGCCTTCCCAGGGGTCCTTTATCCATGATGGGTAGCGTGAAAATGATACAAGAAAATGATACAAGACTTCCCCAACCTGGGAGTTTCCTGAGAAAACGCTGAGAGCCAAAAAGGGCCAAAAAGCCCAAAAACGTGTTTCAAAAATGGGCGTCTTGTATCATTTTAATTCAAAAATGGGCGGAGAAAAACCCAGTAAAACACTGGGAAGTAGGGCCTTTCCGCCCAAAAACCCAAAAATTTTCTTAAGTTACTTTCTGAGAGAATAAAAAATGTAGCAAGCTAATTAATCAAGTTTTACAAAAATGGGCGAAATCACCGGTCAAGACCTCCCTCGCACGGAAAACATAGGTTATAATAGAAGGAATAGAATGTCTCTAGACATACTTGACCTTTAGTTTTTGCAAAGGAGTGTTGATGACCAAGTTAGAGGCGGAGTTTCAGGCAAAACTCGTAAAAGAGTTTGAGGAACTCCTTCCTGAATGTATGGTCCTTGTAAAGCCGGGCTACTATATTCAGGGCTTTCCTGACTTGATGATCCTTTACAAGAACCAGTGGGTAGCGCTTGAGGTGAAACGATCTGCATCTGCTCCGTATGAGGTAAACCAGGAATGGTACCTTAACGAGCTAAACCAGATGGGATACGCCGCAACGATCTACCCCGAAAACTGTAAGGAGATAATTGATGAGGTTTTACAGTCATTCGGAATTAGCAGGTAGACACGCATTTCTGTCTGCATCCCGGTATCACTGGATTAGGTACGACGAAGACCATCTCTTTGAGAACTTCAAGAACCACATGGATGCAGCAATTGGGACTCGCCTGCACGCTTTTGCGGCTGAGGCGATCAAGCTTCGAATTCGGATGCCGGAAACGACAGCCACTCTCAATGCCTACATCAACGACGCTATTGGTTTTCGAATGACACCTGAGGTAACTCTTGTCGCTTCAGAGAACGCTTTTGGTACTGCCGACGCAGTATCGTTTCACGACAACGTATTAAGAATCCACGATCTTAAGAATGGTGTCAATGAGGCTAAGATTGACCAGCTTTTGGTTTACGCATGTTTCTTCCTGATTGAGTACAGGTTCAAACCTAACGAGATCGACATAGTTCTGCGTATTTACCAGAACGACCAGATCATCGAGTATATTCCAGAGTTGGATGAACTCGCGCACATCATTGACAAGATTCACACATTCGACGATCTCATCAACAAGTGGAAGGCACAGGCCAGTTCATGACAGAGGAAGTAGATGCAGTAACAGCTTTCCTCATGCATGAGGGAGTGCTTCGCCGGTCAGGGCGATATCCTTGGGGCTCGGGAGCGAACCCCAACCAGCGCAACAAGTCATTTCTCGATCACGTCGAGGAGCTTAAGAAGAAGGGTATGTCTGAGGCTGATATTGCCAAAGGACTCGGTCTTAAGTCGACCACCCAGCTTCGCGCGCTAAAGTCCGTCGCCAAAAATGCCGTTCGCAAGGACGACATGATGATGGCGCTTCGCCTGAAGGACAAAGGGTATTCTAACGTTGCTATTGCAGAGCGTATGGGGCTCAAGGGCGAATCTTCGGTTCGTGCTCTCCTGAACCCCGCAATGCAAGATCGTAGCGACCAGCTTGTCAACACGACGCAGATGCTTCGTGACCAAATTGCGGAAAAGACATATTTGGATGTCGGTACTGGTACAGAATTCTATCTTGGGGTCACCAACCAGAAAATGAAGACTGCTATCGCTGCCCTTGAGGAAGAAGGATATAAGTCATTCTATGTCAAGGTCCCGCAGGTTGGAACCAACCAGTTCACCAACACCAAAGTCCTGGCGCCTCCTGGAACCACGTTCCCTGAGGTTCTTAAGAATCAGGACAAGATCCGTGGTGTTAACAGCTGGTCTGACGATTCTGGTCTTTCTTGGACCTCCGTCAAACCCCCGCTCCAAGTCAATCCTAAGCGAGTTGTGGTTAGATACGCTGAGGAAGGCGGAGCAAAGGCTGATGGAGTCATAGAGATCCGTCGTGGCGTTGACGATCTTTCTATGGGTGAGGCTCGATTTGCTCAGGTCCGAATTGCTGTTGGTAAAACGCACTATCTCAAGGGTATGGCTATGTATGCGGATGATCTGCCTGACGGCGTTGATATTCGCTTCAACACCAACAAATCAAGCACTGGTAACAAGCTTGATGCAATGAAGCCTATCAAGAGCGATCCTGATAACCCGTTTGGCTCTATTGTCCGCCAACGCACTACGCCTGATGGAAAGAAAGTAACATCTGCCTTAAATATCGTCAACGAAGAGGGAAACTGGTCCGAATGGTCCAAGAGTCTTTCTTCACAGTTCCTGTCTAAGCAGCCACCTGCTCTGGCTAAGGAACAGCTTGGTCTCCGCCTTGCGGAAAAGAAAGCCGAGTATGACGAGATCATGGCTCTGACTAATCCTGCCGTTCGCAAGTTGCTTCTCGAGAAATTTGCAGATGGCGCCGATTCTTCATCCGTGCATCTAAAGGCTGCTGGACTTCCTAGGACGCGCAACCACGTCATATTACCAATCAACTCTCTCAAAGACACAGAAGTCTATGCGCCTAACTATCGCGACGGCGAGAAAGTGGTTCTTATTCGTCACCCCCACGGTGGCAAATTTGAGATTCCAGAGTTGACCGTTAACAACAAGAATCCTGAAGCTAAGCGCTTAATCAAAAATGCGGTTGACGCTGTTGGTATCAACGCTAAGGTTGCCCAGAAGTTATCTGGTGCTGACTTTGACGGCGATACGGTGTTGGTCATTCCTAACAACAGTAGGAAAGTAAAGAGCGAACCATCGCTTGAGGGGCTTAAGGATTTCGATCCTCAGAAGTATAAGCTCCCCGACGATGCTCCTTACATGACCCCCACCAACAAGCAACACAAGATGGGTGATATTTCAAACCTTATCACTGACATGACAATCAAGGGCGCAACAAACAAAGAACTTGCTGCTGCCGTTCGCCACTCAATGGTTGTTATTGATGCTGAAAAGCACCATCTTGATTACGCGCAATCTGCTAAAGATAACAACATTGCTGCGCTAAAACAAAAGTACCAAGGCGCCTCGAATGCTGGTGCATCAACGTTGATATCTCGTGCGTCGTCTGATATTAGAGTCCCACTTCGCAAACCCAGGTCTGCAAAAGATGGTGGCCCTATAGACCCGCTTACTGGTGAGAAGGTTTACCAGTACACTAACGAGTCATACGTCAACAAAAAGGGGCAGACCGTTGTTAAGACATTTAAGTCAGATCGAATGTCTGAAACTAAGGATGCTGGTACCTTATCGTCAGGACGCCCCATTGAGGAAGTATACGTTCAGTATGCTAACGCGATGAAGGCAATGGCAAACGATGCCCGTAAGTCTGCATATAGTACTAAGTCCATCCCTTATTCTAAATCTGCTAAGGCTGCCTTTTCTAAGGAAGTTGCCTCGCTAAACGCTAAGTTAAACGAGGCCCTAAAGAAAGCGCCTTTGGAGCGCCAGGCTCAATTGCTTGCTAACGCCCAGATTAGAATGAAGAAGGACGCTAACCCCAGTATGGATAAAGACGAGCTCAAGAAAGTTGAGTCACAGGCCATTACCCAGGCCCGCCTGCGTCTGAACCCAACCGGAAAGGGTGTAATAGACCTCACCCCCAACGAATGGAACGCCATACAAGCCGGTGCTATTAGTAACCATAAGCTAGTCCAGATCCTCCAGAGAAGCGACCTTGACACTGTTAAGACCCTCGCCACTCCTAGAGATAGGCCCGTCATGAGTGACGCCAAGCTTAAGCGGGCAGCTGGTATGCTTGATGCAGGTTACACGCAGGCCGAGGTAGCAGCCGCCCTAGGCGTAGCTACAAGTACCCTCAATAGTGCTATACTCACGAGCTAATAGGAGGTGAACCATGACTGACCTACACATGCTGACAACTGTGGACAATCCATACGATCCTGTTACGCAATGGGATGAGTGGTTCACATACGATGCGGCTCAGGGCTATCACACCCCCGGCCTGCTAGCAAGGATCACTATAACAAGTGATGAACTTAGCGAAGCGGACCAGGACATTGCAAGAGAGAATGCAATTGACGAAATAATTCGAGAGAATAGTCTGGGTATTTTCAAGAAAGTTAGAGTCAATCCGGAAAACGTAAGACGTTGAGTACGGGGGAGGGGGGTCTAGCAAATCAGGCCCCCCTCCCCCG